CAAATGAAAATGTTTCCGGGTGCGGCCTCAGATCCTAATTCAAGACTGAGACAAGCCCGTAGAAGATGGAAGTGCTAATATGTTTAATTGTAATTTTGTAGCTAAGAAGCTAGAACACAACAACTCAAAACCTACCAAAGCAAGTGGTAAGGTAAAGGTATCACAGAATAAACCGAAAAAATAATTATATTTGTATATGAAAAAACCAATGAAAAAAGCCCCTGCTAAGAAGATTTCTCAGCACGGAGGCATGGAGAAGTACGCTTCTAAAGCAGCTATGGTAAAGCACGAAAAAACCGAAAGTAAAAAAGTTGCAAAAAAAGAAGATGCTATGTTCGCTAAGAAAACTATGGCTAAAGGAGCAGTTAAATCTGCTGCTAAAAAGAAGCCTTTTATTATGGGTAATTAAAATTTAAAATTATGGCAAACAAATTAATAGATCACATGTACTCAAGGGCAGCCATGCAAAATGGTCCAGGACCTAAAAAAGAAGAAGTTAAAAGTTTAACTTTAAAAAGAGCTAACGAATTAGAAAGAAGAACTCCTGAAAAAATTATGGGAGATTCTAGAACTAAATACGAAAGAGAGATTTTACCTGTAACTCAAATCAAAAGAGGATCGAAGTTAGGAGGATTTCAGCAAGATTCAGTTATGAATGCGGCATGGGAAAGACAAGCTGCTGGATATCAAGCTGCTGATGCAAAACAAAGGAAGATGGATATGCCAGAAATAAAAGCCGGAGACTTAGAGGAAAGAATGCAAGTAAAATACAAAATTCCAACAAAGAAAAAGAAAAGGTAATGGCATACGGAACTGCAAAACAAAGAAGCACCATTGCAAAGGCTGCAAGAGCAGGTAAAGACATTGGTAAAAAAGGTAAGGGTTTTGGTCCTATGGCTGATGCTGTAGCGAAGAGTTACGAAAAGAAAGGTATGTCTGCTAAAAAAGCAACTGCTATTGGTAAAGCTGTAGCAGCAAAGCAAATGTGGAAGACTGCAACTAAAAAGAAATAATGAGAAAATAAAGACAAATCGTCTGTGAAATCTTGGTCTGCTAAATCAAAAGTTAGTAGACCAGGCGTTCACGCCAAGACTAAGACTAGTTCTACTAAAACCAGTAAGAACTACAAAAAGAAAGACAGAGGACAAGGATGAAACAAGGACTTTATGCAAACATAAACGCTAAGAAAAAGCGTATTGCAGCAGGAAGTGGAGAGACTATGAGAAAGCCGGGTACTAAGGGTGCTCCAACAGCAAAGGCTTTTAAACAATCTACTAAGACCGCTAAGAAGAAATGAACACAGCATATATTGTTTCGGTTTTATTTACCATTTTTATAATAGGAATATTCATACTAATTGACGAAATAACAGATGCCAAAAAACACAATAAAAGGAAAAAATAAAAGACCTGGTTCTAATAAAGCAACAGGCAGAGATTATAGTTACGACAAAGCGTATCAAGCAACTCCTGAGCGTAAGAAGTACAGAGCTGAACTAAACGGTGAAGCTAAGAAGCGTGGCATTTATGGAAAACGAGCCACAAAAGGAATCGACTTGAGCCACAAGAAGGATGGGACCATGACGATTGAAAAAGCTTCAAAGAATAGAGCAAGGAATAGAGGCAAATTATAACATCACCTCTTTCCAAGTTCTCACAGCTCTTCCATTCACATAATCAATAAACGGAATTAATTTTTTAGTGGGTATTTCGGCAATCGTTGTTTTACTTTTTTCAACTACATGCTTATGAAGAATTTCACAAGAAACTACAGCATCTAAAAAGTCAGTATTATCTACCAAGTAATTTTTAGCTTCATGGATTAATTCTGGAAAATATATATTATCCCAGTTATGTCTTAAGTAATCAATCAGATAAGCATTTGCTCTTTCAGCTGTGTGATCATTCTTATACCATCCGTAAGATTTTAAATCTTCTTTCGTGGCTAAGAAAGTCTTACCTAATGAGCTGGGTCTCCGAGCAATCAAATCTAATCTTCCTCTATTCTTATACTGGTCGATAATTACTCCTCCTCTATTGGCCTCAATAAGCATTTTAGCTGCTCCATAATAATCTTGTAGATTAATACAGTTTGTCACAATAATATCAGGATCAATTGCTCTCTCCATATAATAAGCCACATATCTATTTGTATCAATATCTTTAATGGCTATACAGTTTTCTGAACCATCATTAAGCTTTGCACTGATAAAAGGTATCGGATCCATCCCGGCAATGTACTTATGGTCCGAATTGAAACGCTCTAGAATTGAAAATTTGCCTCTTGTGTTGGGTAAGATGTTGAATTTTCGATCCATATCCTTCTGAATATCGGCTTTTTCTATAGGAGGAGGACTAGAAAGTAGTATTCTCTCCTGTTCGTTTAACTTTTGAATTACATCTTGAGGTAAAGAACCTTTTGCGTTGGCACTAAATACTTCTTGAATATCTAGTGGATACTGTTTGATAAAGTTATCCAAGTAAGACTTGTCATCCATCTTATCGTACAGATCCCTGGTTTGCATAATCCACTCTCTGGCTGCTTTCTCATCAGACATACCATTAGGACAGAAGTTAAGAATCTTTCCAGTTTCTTTTCCTTTACTATCTAATTCTGGAGCCTGACTAATTCCCATCCAACCAGGAAGAAATACAGTAAGCATTCTAATAGACTCAGCATTCTTCCAAAGTTCGGCTCCTTTCTTCTGACCAATTACCGAAGATTCCCCGGCACTTCCCCCCATAACAATAGGAGCTACTTTCATAAAACCTTTCTTTACAGAAGCCTGTGCTGAACGGTGAACAATGTCTGCTTTAGGATGTAAGAAAAACTCATCCAAGAAGATATGCATGGCACGAAACGCTTCTAAAGAAGTTGGAGCATCTACAGTTTCACGGGTAATGATTTTAGAATCTAATCCCGTAACAGTACCTGTTTTTACATCTAGCTTTCCTAAATGTAAATAACCTGCTTGACGTGTAGCAACAACACCAGGACGAATCCAATCATCCAGTCCATCATATACTACGCGCAACTTATCTTTGTACATTTCTTCCAAACGAGTTTTATCGGCAGAAGTCATCAAAGAAGTAGAACCTGGATGAGTAAGTGCTATCCACATTGGAATAACTCCACCAAAGGTAAGAGATAGACCGGCCTCACGTCTCTTAGTAACCATAAGATCCCAAGATGTTTTCTTGGCTTGTTCGTAGGCCCCATAGATAAGATCATCCAAATCCCTCCATACAGGTTTCATTCTGTAACCAGTTGCATCCTTGATGGTTGCTTGGGTTAAAGAGAAATAGTGAGCCGGAGTTAATCCAAATCTACCTTCGTGCCAGTATTCCATTTCCTTACCCCACCATAAGTCTTTTTCTTTTTTGGTAGCGTTCGGATCTAATCCAAATTTTTTATTCCATAAGTCGTATTCGAACTTAGAATGGGAGTTGGCAGCGTTAGGTAGTATTATCATTTCTTACGGGCTGTTCTATCTAAGAATGAGATTTCGGCACTATCATCTTCCTCTTCAGGAAATGCTTCTAGTTTAGCCAAGCGTAAAGACTTCGATACTTTATCGCCAGCCTGCAAAAGCTGAAATAAACTTTTTTGATAAATGTCATCTGTTAAATCTAATGTTTTAAGTTTTACTGCTTTGGTTAGATCCTTAGATGCGTCAATCATTGTGACGTACAAATCTTTAGCAGGATCTAACTCAACCACCTGGAGTCTATTCAATACATCTTCTTCGGATAAGTTATTATCCCTCATGTACTTAGAAAGTATTTCCATAATTACCTTTTTTTATTTTTAAACTCTCGTTTAAGAGCTTCGATTTGTTTTTGGCATTTATTTGCCTCTATCTCGTTATTGTTTTGCTGATAGAATTCATACCAACAAAATAACTTTTCTAGTTTGATTACATTCTCTCTCATAATTTACCTCCCCAATAATTAATTTCTGTTGTATGTGTGATTGGCTTTACAGCAGAAGGATGAATAAAAGGCTCTAATGGTCCTGATGTTCTTGTGAATAAAACCGTTTCCTCTTCGTGAGATTTAATCATTCTTTCTAAATACCACAAAGCTTTTTTCATATCTTCTACTCCTCCTTTGTCTTCACAACGCCAGATATATTTAATTACATTAGCAGTACAAACTGCATCTAAACCTTTTTTGTTAATCGTAGCCGATTCGATTGCGTCAATGCACTCAACCTTACCTTGTTTGTAGTGCGATGGATTAATATTATCTTTCATATTAAATAATTTTGCCGTTTAAAATTTTCATATTGTTAACGCTGAATGTACCGTCTTCCAAAACTTCAACAAAAGCAAAACCGTGTGACCATTTGGTATACGCATACATCCTATATTCAGGAGTTAATTCACAAAGACAACCGGTAGACCATACTCCTACTTGATCTCCATTTAAATTGTTTTCTGAGTGATGAGACACTTGATGGTTATGTCCAAACAAAATAGAAGCCTTAGCTTTTAAGAACATTCCTCTTGCTGGATTTACTGGTGAGAATACAGATTCTCCCATTTCGTGTCCGTGTAATACAATAAGTTTTCCTAATTTAATCATCTCTCTATTTACAATAGAAATCTTGTATTGATCAAGTCTTAATAAAGACTCAAGAGTGATTTCATTTATGTCAGCAAACTCCTTTGCGTTTCTTAAAACATAGGCTCTCATTCTCTCTTCGTGGTTACCTAGCTTGTAGAATATTCCCTGGGTAGGAAATAGTTCTCTTAGGTATTGAAAGAATTGTCTTCCCATTTCAAGTTCTTCACTGATCTTAGGGCGTTTAATTTCCTTAGAGAAACGAGATACATCGTAACAGTCTAGTATATCACCATTTAAAATGATATCTGTGATTTCGGTATTTGTTGCCCATTCCAATGCAGCAGCCAAAGCTTCCTCATTGTGAAACGGTAAGTGAATATCTGACAAAATCAAATACTTACCTTTACCTAAAATCACATGTTCTGGGGCCTCAGCCTTAGAAATGATTCCTAGTTTTGCTAATCCTTCCTTAATGGAAGAATGATTAACTTCTGTGATGTGACCAGCACTAATTGCGTGCTTGCCATTCTTTTCCCCTGTTGCTCCTTTGTAATATCTAATACAAGATCTAGCGTCTTCAGCAGATGCGAATAGTCCTTCTTCTTTAGAAAAAATTAAATGAGCAAGTGTTTTGTTAGGGAGTTTTGGATACTTAAGGATGTAGTCTTTTACCACATCTTGTTTTAGTGACCTCATAAAAATATTTAATGGTTATACAAATATAACGGCATTAACCGATAAAACCTAATCCTTGTAGATTAGTTTACCTATTTCAATTCCTATGAATAATCCTAAAGATAAACAGAAGATAGAAAAAAGAATTGTTAGTGTATAATTTGTTTCTTTTATTTTTACTATTTTTCCAGGCACTTTAACCTGATAAGATATTGTATCTCTGAAAGTTAAGGTATCTGGCTTAACTGTTATTCCAAAATGCTTTCCTTTTTTCTTAATGATTAATTTTTTAGTTTCAAAGAATGTATCGTGTTCAATAATAAAAGAATCGCTAAACTCTTTAGTTATCATTGTGTCTATTTCAACTAAGGTGTCCTTGATTGTTACGGTATCAGTTTCAATTAAATCTGGATACTTCATAATTAAACGATCATACCTTTGCTTAGGTGTAAAGCAAGACGTAAAAATAACAGCTATTAAAATTAGTTTTTTCATATTTTCAAAGATACAATTTTTTATTATCATTATAAAGAGTTAGTTACGAAGAGTTCGTTACGAAGTGTACGTAATCATCGTACGTTTAATATATTACTCCTTATCGGTAATAAATCGAGTATATGGTTAATATATTACACTTATTATACCCTATCGGTAATAAAAATACACTGGGGTAAGTTATTTATACCCGTTCGCATATAAATATCGCATATCGCAATACCAGATATTATTACCTCAAGGCTTTTTATCTATAGCCTAGAAGATATAATATCGCATATTGCAATAATAGATATTAGGTCAACGCCTTATAAATACTCAATATAAGTCTGTAGGCTTATTCATATATTAACACCATAATGTGTCATTAATGTATGATTTATCCGTCATTACGTAATAATAGTTAATTTATTTTTCTTGAAGATCTTTTATTGTATTCCGTTTTGTTTAATAAACTTTTTTCCTTGAAGCATTTATTAAACCAATACTTGCAAAAATCATAATCGATTAAACATCTATTTATAAAGTCATTTTTAGTATCTGGATAATCACCTTTGAATTCATTTGACTTTGAATAATAAAAATTATAAAACCCATCAATTCCAATATTAGCAAAGAAAATTAATTTCAAATATGTTAAAAACATTACTTCTGTGTTTGAATTTCTTAAATTAGATATAGTCCTCCTACCAACACCAAACATATATCCAAGTAAATCATCTTTAAAGTTTGTGCTTATTTTTAATGATTTATACACCTCTCCCATATTTAACATGCACAAATACGTTGTATTTATTTGCTCTCTTGTTGTCGTTGATGGAGAGTTTATTGAATTATATTCATCTCTGTTTCCATTTAATAGCATACCTTGGGTGTTAGAATAATATGTTATATGAAATCTTTCTCTGTCTGACAAATCATTTATGTCATCAACTTTCTCTATTACGTCTATAAATGGCTCAAGTCCTTGTTTATTTAATTCAGATACCCATTCGTTTACGCTGCTATTGTGTGATTCTTTAAGGTGAACTAATGGTCTATCATCTCCAATAGATGTTTTTCCTATGTATCTGTATGTGTCGTTCCTTGGGTCTCTAAGACCATAAATGTAGTTTTTGTATATATTTTTCATTTATTTTGTTTTTAATATGCTAATTTGTGCCTTATAATGCACTTTATTGTGACAAACTCACAAGAATCAAACATAAGCCTGTAAGTGTTCTTTACTGTCATTTGTTTGCTCTATGACATCTCTTACATCCTCCCAGAAGGAGTAATACATTTCTTTGTCTTCGTCTGTGATTAGATAAAATCCAGTCTTGAGTTTTAACTTATAGATTTCATCAACTGCGATTAGAGCACATTGTTTAGCCGTATACTCGTCTATGTGTCCTTGATAACAAAAGAGCATATTATTAATTAACTCTTTTGCCTTCTCTTGTGCTGGTGTCATCATCTAAGTTTAAGAGCATTCTCATTTAGTATCTCATATAGTTTCTCTCTAGTATCATCTAATGCCTTCCATGTATCTTCTGACATTCCTTCTGGAGGATGTTTAGTCTGAGACCGAAGGTGTTGATCTAGTTCCCACATTGCTAAAGACCATCTCTGTCCATTGACAGCATCTTCAAAATCGATGTGATCCTCTGGTAAATTGAATTCAATAATTGCTTTCATAGTTTTTTTGTCAGGTTTGAGCTGATATTATGTATACAGAGGGACATTGATGCCCCTTTGTTATTTGTCAGAGAGACAGGACTCTAACCTGTATTTTGGGCACTCTATGGTTAGAGGGCTAATCCCAAATTGCTATATTTAGCTAGCAGCGTCTAACACGTCAGGGTTACCCCTAACCTTCCGCCACTCTCCGGTATTTGCCTTTTTGAACGATGTCGGGAAGGCTAACCCTATCTCCTATACGATGAGAACAGCTGCGTTGAGCATTGTCAAGAGGCTTTCTGTATTTTACGATCCCCTGATCAACGGGGCTAATTACTTTACAAATCTATATTTACTTTTTTATATTTGTGTCATCTGAGTGTCATATTTAAACTACCTCACAATTATTTCCAGAGCACGCTTGTTCGCCCATAAGATTGGTATTATCACTAACTTCAATAACTTTTGTGACATCAATCTGATGAATCTTTTTAGACATCTTATCGTATTCTTCCTTCGTGATTGTTTCGAATGGAGTCTGTGGATAAGAACCTAAATCTTCAGGTAAGAAAGATAAGCCATTGTAATGGTTTTGATTTTCCCACAACCACTCTCCAACCATTGCCCACTCGTTTTTCTTAACAGTAACAGTAGCTGAAACATTGTGCGTATTTTCTCCGTACACATGACCTGGTTTAATCCATTTCTCGTGAATAAGTTTAACACGTTCAAGGAATTCAATTGCGCTTTCTGAACTTCTGGTGATGGATCCTTTAGGTGCAGCCACTGGAATACTTACTACTGAATTAATAGTAGGCTGGTATACACAATCCTCAAGAAGCTCAGGATGATAAATTGAAAGATAAGTATAAATAGCTTCGTTCTTACCAATTCTCATTCTGCGAACATAATACTCATCATGCCAAGCATGGATACCAGATGAAGTACCTAGAACCAAAGATGAAGTTCCACTAGGTTTAACCGTTGTGATACGAGCAGCAGGATTGATTCCAATAGCAGCAGCAGTAAATGAATTAACTCTCATTGTAGCTTCAGCAGCTTCAGCCATATCTAAACTAAATATTTTACCACTAGCAATACCAGTCATACCTACACCTAATAATGCTTCACGTTCTGTTACTTCTTTCCAAATAGGTCTCAAGTAATGAAAGTCTGTATAAGATGCTTGAAGTGTTCCAATAAACGCAGCGGCCTCAGCTCTTGCTTCAAAATCCCATTGGTCAGTTATATCTGACGCATTGATTTCTACTAAGTTACAGAACTGAAATGAATTTAAGCTAATCTCACCACAGTTGTGAACAACTACTCCTTCAACTACACCCCAATGGGTATCACCTTCCAAGCTAAAGTCAAAAACCTCTTTGTTATTATAGTTAATAATACTTGTTGCAAGCGGAGCCCTTTTTGAAATAAGATTATTCAAAGAATTCATTTTGTAAGTATGTACAAATCCAATATTTTCAGCAAACCAAATAATATCTTTTATTTGTCCAATATTTACATCATAAGATTCTTTACATTCGTAATTACCATTAGTAAACTCAACAGTTTTTGCTTTGTTTGTTGTAATATACGGACTTAATTCAAACCACCGAAGAATCGTCATAAGCTCATTGGCTAATTCTAGACAAGTGGTTTTGTATGCAATCCTTGAAGTAGTTATTACGCTTCCATTTGCAGAGTACATTCCTTTTAAAAATGATTTCTTTGCGTCATTGTCTAAATGGTAATATCCAGTCGGTATCTCTCTTTTTGGTAATGGTTCAGAACTAAATCCTAATACTTTTAATGCGGTATTGAATCCGTTTACATATTTCTTACCTGTATCTTCGAATCCAAAAATTTCCGCAACGTCTTGATCTTTTTCTCCAAAGTAAATTTCAAGACCTTTATGTGATTCGCTTTTTAACCTTCCAGTGCAACCGTCTCCTTGAATAAATCCAAGTTTTACAAATTCGTTTATTTCTTTATTTGGAACATAGTGAGGCATTACTCTTTTGCCTTTTAAATCTTTAGCTTCACACGCTTCACCATTACTCAACATAAATCTATGGTCAGGTGTACATTCTATTTCAGTTCCGTCATTTAATTTCACAGCACAAATTTGTTTTGACCCATTGGACCAAACCAGACCATCAACAGTTTCGCCATTCTTGTTAACAAGCTGAACGCTCTCTTCTTTTACAAGGTCTTCAAATCTTCTGTAACCCTGTGATGTCAATAATTTCATGTTACCGGTGAAGCAAGGATTTGTTCCTAATTCTAGATCGTTAGTAAATAAGAAACCCGGTTCTCCTGCGTTACTAGCTTCAACCTTTTTCCATAGATTCAAAAACAATTGCTTATCTACAGAACCACGCTTTAATTTAACACTGTTGTTGGCTCTTCCTCTTTGAGGATTAAAATCATACCATTCTCCAGACTTACAAGTCAACATCTCTTCATCATCTTCATCGAAGAGAGCAATCATTGCTGATCTACGAATACCTCCGCTCAATACTGCGTTAGCAATGTGGCATAAGATATCGTGACACTCTACAGAAGTTAATTGTTCGCCATCTTTTTTGCGTTCTAAAATCGCTTCGATATGAGCAACACAAATCTTCAAAGGTTCTGGTCCTGGAGCTACTCCACCACTAGTGATTAATCTTTCTCCTTTGGCTCTGATAGCACGGTAATCAAAGTTTGGTTTCCATGTGCTGAGACCGAAGTAAGATTTCATCAATACTTTAATCGCATCGGCCCATCCCTCGATGTTATCCGGAATAAGATAACGTCTTGTTTTAGTTGCTCTAGAGATTTTTGGAAGTTTAGCTATGTGATTTTTACTAACACTATATCCAACTCCAGTACCTGAAAGAAGTAAGAACATTGTTTCATTGAATGCTCTATAGTCATCAATGTGCAAATAGGAGCAGTTGAAAAGTCTACTATTATTTACCTCGATTGGTTTACCACCAAACTGAAGCGAACGCATAGAAGGAAGTACCTTCTGGTCATAAACTAATTCATAACTTGTTCTGATTAACTTTTCTAACTGTGGAAACTTACGAATATGCATTTCCATATTACGAGTAATAATCTCTTGCCAGGTCTCTCTGCGTTGTAATGCTTCTGAGTATTTAGCATACTTAGACCACACCACAACGTCTGACAATATTTTGTGACTATCTTCCATTAAAATGCCTTTCCGTGTTTATATGGACGCATAGAGTTATAATGCATTTTCAATGCTATGTGTTTATCTAAATCGATTCTGAGACCCCCACACAAATCAAATAACCTAATGGCTACATCTGCTAACTCATCTTCAAATGAACTCTTGATGTGCTTTTCAAAGTGTTGTTTCCAATCGTCTTTACTGTAAGTAAACTCTTCATCTTGACTATCCAATTGAAGGTCATGTGCTAAATCTGATGCCAAGTCCTTGTGAGCAAAATTATCCTTACGCAAAGCTTCTTGGGCTTCCGCTAATTCACTCACTACTAACATTAACATCTCTGATACGTTACGCTCTTCATCCCAGAAGCCGTTACTTGCTGCCATTCCGTGGCTCGCTCTGATTAAACTTTGTATATTCATTTTAAAATAAGGTTAATTGTTTTGGTTCAATTTCGTTAATGATCTTATTACATTCAACAATGAAGTAATCGTAATCAATCTTGTAGTCTTCAATATTCTTTTGTTCATATTTATTAAATGGTTTTGTTGGCCAGCCCGATAATAGATTGATTATCTTGCCTTCTTTGTTCTTTTTGATTGCGGTCCCACCCTTATCTGTTGTCGGGTAGAATCGAAGTATTTTTCCATAGTTCGTTGTTGCCAAAACAATATCTTCACCTTTCTTTTGGGTTGTGTGGTATTCGGCATACCATCCTGAATTCGCTTTATATCGTCCACAAAAATCATAAATGTTTGTATTAGCTTTTAAACTCTGCTCTATCGGAGTTCCATTAAGAAAGTATTCAACGAGTGCTTTAGGTACTGCAAGAAAACTGTTGTCTTTATGAAATTCTTTAGAGGTTTCAAAGATACCCTTTTTCTTTAACTTTTTATCAACATATTCACCCAAGTAATTGTTAACATCTCTTATGACCATCTTATTATAGTAGACTTTTTCCATAATCAGTTTTGTTTTCTGCATGAATTTTTCTATAATTAGCTCACACTTTGTTTCTTGATTCTTTGGTATCCAAACAGTTAGACCATCCGTGTTGATTTGTAATACCTTTAATTCAGGTACGAAATCTACAAATGCTTCAGCCAACATAGCTAAGGAAAGTTGTCCATTCAATGTGATTCTGTAGAAGAAATACCTATCAAAGAATGCACTTGTTTCTTCGCCACTCTTACCGAATATTCCATTGAGGGATAACTTAAGTCCAGCCTGTTCGGCATCCTTGCCTTCTTTTTGTTTTTGTACACGTTCATCAAAGATATCGCTGTACACTTTACAAAATACATCTTTCTCGATGTGACCTGGGTGAAATTCATTTTGAATAGATAAGTTAGGATAGTAAGATTTCACATCATAATCAATGATCAATCCATCTCCGGCTTCATATATTCCTGCTGGAACACATCCGTGAATACCACCTACTCCAAACTCATAAATAAAGTCTTTGTATCTTACACTTTGTTTAAACTTTCTATAAGGAGTTACTAAAGTTTTCTTTACGTCTAATAACATATTGGAAAACTGAGGACCATTGTATTTAATGTAAGGTAATACACATTCCCAAAGTTTAACTGCATCGTGTTTTACAGTACGTTCTTGTAACATTTTCTTAGTGAGGCCGCTCTCCTTTTTTATATAATGTAAAAAGATCTCCTCACCAATGGTTACGTCTGATTTATTGGTGAAATCTTTACCATAAATCTTACTAAAAGTGTCACGGATTTTAATTTTTTCGTGACACAAATTATAAAATGCACGTGTAGAAAGTACGTCATTTAAGTTGTATCCAAGAATGTCATCCGTTTGGGACTCTTCTATGACAGCATCGTGACTAAAGGGCATGTCTTGTACGTTTTCCCAATAGATATGGCACTGGAGGGCCTTCAATGAGGTGCTACGAGCCTTGTTATCAAAGTGATTAATCTTAAATAAATCAATCTGCTTATGCTTGGGTCTCAGATTATGATTTTGAGCAGTCTCTCTATCTCTAATGAGGTTCTGAACAAAACTATAAATACTTTTTGCTGCTTGATCTCCGGTCTTTTTAATAAACTGAGATTTGTTTTCTATCATATAGGCTAATACAATAGAGTCAAAAGCCAAGTTGTTGTAACCAATCTGAACTAGCTTGTTACTTAAGTGTCCAAATAACTCAACAATGTCATTTCTCCACCCACAAACAACAAAGACGTTTACATTATCCTTCTCGTCTATGTCAGTGTAGGAAAAAAAGTTACTGAGTGTTTCTATATCGTATACTACTTTCATTTCTTTCTCCTTATTTCCCTTAATTCACTAGCAATTACCCAAAGTGGCATAGCTACCATAAGTGCACATATTACTATTATCATTTGTTTTCTATTTTAAGTTCGTGTTTAATTTTCCATTCTACTAATTCTAATGCTCTGTAGTACCCTGCTGAATATCCATCGGCATAACTCATCTCTTTACCTGCAACCTCCATCTCTTTGGCTTGTTTGATTTCATATTCAAAACAATCAAGCATCTCTTTTATTCTATCGTAGCTATTAAAATAATTAATCAACCACTCCACTGCCGTTTGTTTTGTTTCGTTTGTCATATTAATTTTACTATTGGTCCTGTTGTTATATAATAATCATCGTTTACTTCCATCAAGTGAAATGTCATTCTGGTTCCTGGAAGAGTTTTCCAATTGTCTGAGACCACTCGAATTTTTATTTGTCCATATTGCACTATCATTGTGGTTCCGTCATCAGAAAGCACATCGCAGAACTTCTTACCTTTCAAGCCAGTTCTCAAGGATAGATAAGACATATCATCCATATTAACGTAGTCAATATCTTTTCCTATAAGTTCAGCGAACTGAACGATCCTTCCAAAGGTTAACATTGATACGTTCATAACAAAGAGAATTGATTTAATAAGACATCAGAAAGATTATCGTAGTTTCCATTTTCAGAATACCGACCAGTCTTTTTATCAAAGTAGTAATCTACATTTCCAAGCTGACCTCTAAAGTGATACTTCATTTTTTGTACATGAAGTGTTATGTTTTGTTCTCCGGGTTCTCCTTGAAATCTTCTATGAACTACCATACCAACATCTGAACTATTGAAGAAGTGACTTGACTGAGCAATGTCGTAAAGCGTAGGTACTTTATATTCAGCACCTAACTTATCCATCTTACGAGGATGGGCTACTAATGTCACATTAATGTCATATTTCAAACAAAACTTCTTGAGGTTTCTCAATAACTCTCCAATGTTCTCGTGGGTATTTTCTTTACTGCCTTCTAATTCTAAATAGTTGAATGGATCTAAGCACAAACAAGTGATACCGTATCGTCTAATCATTCCTTTAGCCAAAGTTAAGATGTGTTCAATTTTAAAGTTTTCCATCTCCTCGATATTATAAAAGTAAAAGTGATCATTGATAAAGCTCAAGGCGTATTTAATTTGTTCTTCGTTTAACTCTTTGATTGAATCTCCCATCAACTGCTCGATCATCCTTGTGATCTTTAGTGGTACAGCATTCTCAGGAGAGAATATTCCAAACTTCCAATTCTCAATAACAGCCAGTCGAATGTAATAGTAATCTATCAGAGTACTTTTCCCTGAGTTGTGTACAAGGATTGGGGTACTGTTTGTTGCTAGGTAGTAATTGTGATTTGTATCTACGGTCAAGTCATATACTTCTTCGCAAGGTATTTCCTCAAACGATACAATTTCTTCTAAGTTTAAGATAAATGCTTCCATGTTCTTCTTTGTACGAGTTGTTTTATTACTGCAAATGTTGTATTGTATTTATCTGCTAATTGTTGTTTAGTCATTCCTTTTCTTGTTTTTTTACCGAATTCATAGTTTGCTAATATTTCTTTGGCTTGTTCTTCTGTTATTGTTGCGCTTGGATTTCTTTCTCCTTTGTTGCTAGATATACCAATCTTAAAGGAGTGGATACTATTTTCCCTAAATGTACACCACTCCAAATTAATTAATCGATTGTCATTTCTAATTCCATTGATGTGATTAACAACTGGTTTGTTTTCAGGATTTTCTAAAAAGGTTTGTGCGACTAATCGATGTACCTTAACTGTACACAACTTACCATCAGAATCTCTTTTTAAAACTGTTCTAAGATAACCACAACCATCAAGTGCAGGTTTCATAATTCTTTCCTTACCCATGTTTTTCCAATTAAATGTTTTAATTTCTCCATAGTTTGAAATTTCGTACAAACTAAATGCTGGTATTTTCTTCCATATTTTTATCATTCTTCAAAGATAGCAATAAATCTTTGATTTGCAAATATGACACCCCAGTAAAAAATTCATGATTCTCTGTAACCTTGATTATTGTTCCATCCTTCATTGTTATTTTATACATCTTATCGGGCGTTGTTTTGTGTATTGGAGTTGCCAATACTCTGCGCCACTCGTTGATGTCTTTGTCTTGATTGTAAGAAAGAACATAATCTTTTGTTGTGATTTCTGATATTGGAACAACCCCTCTTCTTGTGTGAATTAATTGTTCTTTATCAAAACATCCTGGAACGCCCGAACATACAACCAACTCACCTCTGTTCCAACTCAACAACTTGTCAGTATCATTCATCGCAACAGTGGCTCCCTTAGGGTATCCGTCTGATCTATAAGTAAAAATCAAATCCCTATAGTCTAGGGCCTCAGATAATTCTTTGATTGGTAATAACTTAGCTTCTTTGAATAAGTTACCCAAGTATTCTGATCCGTACAACTTAAGTACATCGTTGGCATCCTTGCAATCATCAGGGAAGGATACAACATAAACATCAGAGTGTTCAAACCTTCTAGCCAAGTCATCTCTTAACTTTCTTCCAGGAGCATCGCTATCTGTAGCTAAGATGATCTTTTTATTCTCGAAGTACTGATAGGAATTATCCAGCCACTCTAAGTTGTTTGTATTTACATTGGCTCCTCCGGGACAAGATACAACGTGTGGATAACCTGACTGATGCCATACCATTGTTTCTTCTTCTCCCTCGCAGATAATAACGTAGTCAGATTCTTTAATTGAATTAAGATTGTAAGCAATCTTCTTTGCTCCGGTAACCATTTTAAATAGTTTAGTCGAAGTCTTAAATTTTATATTCACAAGGGACATATCATCGTAATAGTTAAAACAAACTGTTAGATGTTTCTTTCCATCTTGTGGCATGGTTTCTACAGCCATAGTGATCCGGAAGGATTCTACCGTTAAAGGCAGGATCCCCCGTCCACTAAAGTATGCCTGTATTCTACCATCAGGGCCCTCTTTTCTTGGTTCAGGCACATTGTATTGGCGTGCTGATGCTGAACCGCTCCACTGGCAATTGTGGCATTTGTATAATCCTGTATCGATGTTAACCGATAAGCAAGGATCATTTTGTTTTTTCCTAGTGCTTGAGCACTTAGGACATTTAGTTTTTATAAGACCACTAAATTGGCCTTTGGTATCAATACCTAATTTTGATAATTCGCTTTGGTAACTCATACAATTAATTTATTATTTTTCTTTTCCCATTCTTTCCATTGCTTGGTAGCAAGTTTCCAGTTCTTCATTTTGTTCTTACCAACCATCCAACCTTTTGATCCATAGAAACTTACGAACTGGTCTGCATATTCCTTGGGTCTCAGATAACCTTGCTCTTTCAAATGACTCTCTACTTCCTGTAAAGAAGGGGGAACAAATTTACTACTTTTAGGAGCCTGTTTAACTAAAGTTATCAACATTTCTTTATCTTCCTCGCTTACTTCTTTAAGCTTATAGATAATTCTGGATAGATGAATTAGTAAGTCGTTCATACTTGATTTGTAATTTCTAGTTTCTTGATTGCATCATAATACATTTGGGCTTGTAATGGAGACATCTTAGGCATCTCCAAGTAATTATTGTATTTCGTTACTCCGTTTATTACAGTTGCGTGATCTCTGTCGCTTAAACTTCTGCCAATTTCTTTTAGAGTATATCCGTACACTTTCTTGGCTATATACATAAAGCAATGTCTTGGTCTTACAGATACTTGAGATCTTCCTTTTTTAACTATGTCAGCTACTGAGACCCCAGAGACTTCAGATACTACCTGGAGTATTAGATTTAAATCTGCCGGCTTGTTTGTTAATGTTCTACCCAAATGAAACTTGATACTTTCTAGTTCGGTTTCTATTTCTTTTTTTCTACTTAGTAGATCTTCTTTTGTCATAAGTTTAAATGTTTTGTATAAATTGAATTGTCAACTATTTTTTTAATTGTGCTTTGTGTGAACTTACCACCTTTCTTTCCAATAAGTCCTTTGTTATTTAAAGTGGAAGCTATGTTAAAGTAAGATACTCCAGTCGACTTCATGTCGAATACAGTACTTACGATTTCCATTTCTTCTGGAATGATTATGAGCTGATCGTTTATCTTTTTAAATCCTAATGGTGTAGGACCACAGTAAACTTTCTCCTGATCCTTGAGATGATGCATCACACTGGTAATCAATTCACTGCGTTGATTGGATTCAAACTCAGCGAAAGCAGCAATCATTTGCATCATTAACTTACCGTGAGATGTAGATGTATCGGCCTGAAAGTCTTGCGTGTAAAAAGATACGCCATGCTTTTCTAAGTATTCAATCCACTTAAGTGTATCTTTTAGATTACGACCGAACCTAGACAAAGAGTAAACAACTATAACATCGATTTGTTTTTTTTCTACAAGCTTTATCATCTGCATAAACTGAGGTCTATTCTCAAACTTCCTACCTGATACGCCAGGATCTGAAAATCGATAATCCAAATCATATCCGTTGTACTTACAGAATGATTCCAACTTGTCTATCTGATTATCTATCGATGATCCATCCTCAACTTGCATTGTGGTAGATACCCTCGTATAGATGGCTGCTCTTTTTACTTTACGAATTTCCATAATAAAACCGTTAAAATCATTTTGAATGACCACATGAGGACTGGATAAATATAATCTCTAAGGATATAACCAAGCCAGAATGGGGAAAACATAAGACTTGTACCTAGCCAGTACTCAATAAAAAAGAGACACTTGTTTTTATACTTGACTCCTCTGTATGCAACCTCCTCAAGCTCAACCATTTCTTTAAACATATCCATTCCGCACTTGGTTGTTTCAGGAACCTTTCTGTATTCAGCATAGTTACTGCCGAAGTTTAAAAGGTAATTTCTTATTTTTTTCATGATCTATTTCTTCTTCTAGTTCGTAAATAATATCTTTGAGTTCTTCTTTTTCAGCATCTATTCCATATACATAACCTACATTTAACTGATCAGTTAAGTTGATGTTCCAAGTAATACCAGGAGCTTCTATTGTTGATCTATAAACTTTTATCATTTGTTACCTCCGTATGTTTTTATTTCTTCTTTAACAAGCATCCAAAATGTAATTGTATCTAATCTTTTCATTTTTGAATTACTTGATTGTGGGTATGTTGGCATTGAATGGATTATTTCATTAACTACTTTTATTGCTAAATTCTTACCAAAAGTAGATATTAGTTCATTTGCTTTTTCTGTTACGTTATTCATTTGTTACCAATATTTTGTTTTAAATATTCTTCTTTAAATAATTCATAAACCCTATAATGTCTACCTTTCTTATCTTCCCAAATACTCCGACAATTGTATTTATTTATTAAATCACCATAAATATTTGTAATAAATTTTAAATCAAGTTCAATTGCTTCTTTTTCAGTAAGAATCTTAAATGCTCTATAATAAAATAATTTTATCTCTTTCATTTATTACCTCCGTATGTTTCGTTGTAGTAAGTTTCAGCAGTATTTGGCGAAAGTACATCTCCAAATAATAAAGCATCTATTATCTGCTCCTTCTCCATTTCTTTGGCTTTCTCAAGTCCGTTGAATTGCTTAACGATGTAGTTCTGAGTATCTTTTGGAATTAAATTCCATAGTGTCTCTACTGCGGTTTGTTGTTTATCGTTCATTTTGTGCTACTAAAAATTGTTCCATGTCATTGTATGTTTCGTAATCTCCAGATGAGTCCCCGGCTTTATACCATCTCAACTCTTCCTCTCCATTGGTAGTTCCCTTCATCATTCTGCCTTGAAATAAGTGAAGTGTTTTTACATCCGATTCAGGTATAACATTTATATGACTGATAATCAAGCCTTTCCATGCTTTGTCAAATCTTCCCATGTCTGAACCCGAAGAAATGTAAGGACCACCACTCGGATCAACCATTGTATAGTTCTGTTGATCTCTTTGTTCATCTGTTACCCAACCATATCGAAAGTATTCACCTCCAATCATTTTCATTTCCCAATCTCTATCTTTCATGAAGAGAATCTTATCTCCGTAACGATTTATAAATTGTATTGTCATGATTAATCTTGTCTTAGTGCATAAGTGATGTCAATGTTGTGAGCACCCTGTCCCAACGTTGTTTCTTTAAATGCTTTTTTCATTGATTTTGTCCAGTTAAGATCCGGAGAGCCAAGGTTATTAATAAACTCTTGGACTGGCTCCGAATTAAATGTTCTATCTGTGTGTTCTATTTCTATTTTAATTACTACTGTCTTCATCGCTCAATAATGCTTGAATGATTCTTTTTGCTTTAGGGTAACTAGTAGTAGTAAATTCACCACTTGGTCCGATTGAGAACTGCCAAACGCCTCGGTTCTTTTCATCTTCATCAATACAAAGAAATAGTTCCATTGAATCGAGAGTAAAGTAGTGATAAACCAAACTGTCTCCAGTCTTTTCTGTAGTTAAGGTGTGCTTCTTGAAACCTAAACTGATTGCTTCTTTTAGTGTCATGATAAGTTTATAGTTAATATTTTGTTTGTTTTGTCTATGTCCATACTAATCTTTTGAAAATCATTTTCAGCTTTCTCAAATATATTTAGCCTGTTTAGTTGTATCATTGGTGTTTTAGTATGATTAGCTACTAAAATATTTTCAATGGTGTCTAAATTAAAATCAGAATTGGCTTCTTTTAATTTTTCTTCAAGCATTTTTGCTTTTGCTTCGAGTGCTCTACCATTCTCTTCGAGATTGTTGAGGTGTCTCATCAGGGTTTGTATTTCGCTATTTGTCATGGTTTCTTTGGTTTATATTGTTTTCTAATTTCTTTGTGTAAGTATTTAAATACATCGTTATACTCCAGAGTTTGATCTGGTTCAACAGTACTCATTGCTTTTGGTTTGCCTGGTTCCGGATAAGAAATTGAAGGGGCCTCCTCAGACCCCATCATACCATAAAACAAATCAAAACAAGTACCAATCTTGTTCTTAATTAGTGTGATTATCATTTAAAAGTTTTAATTAGTTTAACATATGAATCAGATGTAGCATATTTGCCATCTATATTCTTTAAATATCTATTTTGTATTAGTATGTAATCTTTGATACAATCCCTGTATGTTTTATAAACGCAGTGATCATTCTTCATACCTATTACATATTTGCTTTTGCTTGTTTTAATTCCTGCAAAGTTTTTATTTTCTATTGTTACTTTAGATTTGAAGTGAGAACTTTCTATTTTGAATTGTGCTAATGCTACACCCGGTAACACACAATCGTTACTAACTAACTCCCTCATGATCCCACTATCACTCAGAGTTATGTCATTCAAAGTGTCGTGGTAAATTAAAGTGCGGTACATAGTCGTGACTTTTGTTTTGAAATTGTACGGCAAATATAATATCAACATAATATTCAGTGTCACAGAAATGTAAAATAATCGTTTCCATTTCTTTACGGATGGGATTTTATTTAACTCGGATCCGGAAAATAATTGTAAGTTCTTGTCTATAAATAACATAGTATTAATATAAGGTTAGTTCAGATTCTTTATTTAAAAATTCTTCTTCAAGTTCTTTGTAAAGAGTTAGTTCAAAGTCATGACGTTCTGGGGCCTCACTCCATTTTTTAATTTGAGCCAGCTGATAGAATACATTTTGAAACGACATCTTAAACGTAGATGCAATATCATCATGATGCACCCCTTTATTGTAAAGGAGTGCAATACATACATTTCTTATCTTGGCATATCTTTTCTTATTGCGTAGTAAGAAGAACTCAGTTCTATCTACACCACTAACCGCAATGGTAATATCCACTATGCGATTTCTTATTTGTGTTACTCTATCCATTAGCAATGTCCTCCGAAAGTTATTTGTCCATTCTCAAATACATCGTACCTTGTTTCACTTTCACAATCTCTATCCTCAAACTCATCACTTAATCCAAAGCCGTAATCTAATACAGCCTCACTGAGTTTATCATCTAGCTCATCTACAAACATGTTCTCATTATCCCAAATCCAATCTCTAACATCTTCGTCTTGAATATGATCAGGAACCTCAATGGTTACTTCTGCTATCTTATGATATACAGCACGGGTTTTAATTGTTACAGTCTTCATATTATTTATTTTTTTCATACAATGATTTTACATAACTTCTAAATTGTTCAGACTTACAGAAAGTTTCGAATGGTAATTTATTATAATAAACGATAGGATCTAATTGTCTTAAACTATTAGGCAAATATTCATTTTCGAATTTTGCATAATTTCCTACAACTTCTATATCAACTTTAGTAATCGTCGAAACTTTATTTCCTCGTATTGTTATTGTGTTTAGTAATCTTCCATCATAACATCTTGTCCAATGTTCAGAATATAATTCAGCATCTAAATCTAACTGTGTCAGTTCTGTTAACAGTAAATCGAAATTATCCATAAATTCAAACCATAGTTGATCTGCTACAATCTCATTGTATCTTTTAATTCTTTCGGTTTCTTTTTGTTTTCTATCAATAGAATCAATAATTTCTTTTATATCTAATAAAGATTTAGATAGCGTTTTGGTTTTGTTTTGACGCATAAATTCTTCCGTAATTTTTGCGATTAAGTTCTGTTGGTTTTCTGTTAAGTTTGTCATATGTTTTTAGTTTTCTGATATTTCTTTTCTTCTTTTTTGAAAGCACTCAATAATAAATTGTTTGTCTTTAGATGTCATCTCATCATAGATACTACCTATAGATGTAGGATCATCGATCTCATCATCATAGTCACCACAAGATATAGCATCTTCTTTACTGTTTAAGAAAGCATCTGGATCTTCTTTGTAATTAAACTCATCTGCTGTGGTATCTACTTCTTTAGTTACTACACCGTTCTCACAATTAAACCATCCTCCGATGTCATTGCCTCCTTCTTCATAACAGCTCTCTATCTTTAGGCTGTATACTTTACTAACCTTAAGAAAGAATTCTGAGACCGGGGACCATGCTGAATCACCCGATACCATCAACAGTTCATCGTGTTGTCTATCAAGGTAAACATCAAACCATCTAGATCCGAATTCCTCGTAACAATCTTTTTCTTTTTCCGGTGGTGTTTGTCCTAACGCTGTGTAAAAGGTTTCATACCATAAATGTTTTTCATCTTTCAAAGCCAACATCGTATTGATTACGAATAGGTCTAGCATTTCTTTCTTTCCAGTAAGAACTGCGTGGTTATAACAATTGTTTGCCATATTAATCCTGTCTGTTTAATTCATTAAGCCATTGTTCTGCTCTTGCTTCAATTTCAGCACTACTGAGTTGAACACTAAAGCCATTAAGATAAAGATACAATGATGAGTAGTCATCAATGTCTACATTGTAACTCATTGATTCAAACCAATGCTTTGCGTTTTCTAATGTTTCTTGTTCCATATTTATATGTGTATTACAAATCCTGATGTGTCTTGTCTTGCTTTACCTTTAGCTCTGAGTCCTAAGATTGTACCCATTGGTATATCTAACATTAGATCGTCGCGTTCATCTCCATCAACTACAGGGTAACCTCTCCACTCTGTGATCATAGCAGTGCCAGGTTTGATATTGAATACGGCTGCACCAATACATAACTTATTGTCAATCATATACTTGAAAGACTCTATGTTATTCTCATGTAGACTATAAGTAACGTGGTATTTGTGACCACTTAAGAATGTACGTACTCCTGCTTTCTTGTAGTTCTTGGTGTAGTCATAGAACACTACGTTATCTGCTATGTTGTAATCTTTGAGAAGATGTTCTACTAATGGCTGATCACTTGTACCATTGAGGCGTATTGCCAAGGTCTCAGACTTCTTAGCTTTCTTATTAATCTCTAAAGCCAACTGTTGAATAAATGCATCTTTGTCGGATACATAGTACTTGGTCTTGTTGTAACGTGATGTTTGTACGTTACTGAATGCTCCTCTACCTGCTGTGTTAAGACAAGCAACTCTACAATTTTCTGTAGCGAAGGGACACATATCTTTACCTTCTACAACAGAGGGGTGAAGATACAATATCCCGGTAGGGCGTAAGTTCTTTTTCGTTTTGGCATTGGTCTTGCCATCGGATAGTAATGTTTTGATATTCATGGTTTTATTGTTTGTTTATTAATTCCTGTAATAGTTCTAATGTTTTATCTAGCTGTTCAATGTTCCATTTAAAAGACTCTTTCATTTCTTCGTCTTCATTATTGTAGGATGTTTCTAACGAATAGATGGCTTCGTTAATTGCTCCAGCCATGTTTCTTAATTCTTCTAATGTGTGTGTCATAGTTCTCTTTCGTATTTAGTTTCTCCTTCGTTTGGCCAATCGGTAAAGCAAGGTTGTTCTGTGTTGTTTTCTATTAGTTGTTCTAAGTGAGCGATAGAGTCATCCAAACATACACTTTTGAATGGTCCATCCACATAATCATCGCTAAGATCTAACATGCATAGGTCATGAATGTCAAGGATCTGTTGTCTCAATTCAGGATATTCTCTGAGAGCCTCCTGAATTTGTTGTTTGAAGTACTGTAGTTTAGTTATCATATTGTATAAATTGTTTTTTGTTGTTCTAAATTTCCGTCATTGTAATACATAGCACCTCCATCATTACCTTCATCATCACTCTGAGGTAACAAGAAAGTACCATCAGTGAATCGAATTATCAATGGTCGTTTGTGCCATCCGAAATGGTCGGCTTCTACTTTGCTCATGTATCTTACTGATGATATTTTTTTACCAACTAAGAATGCAAAGTCATTTGAATGTTTGAGATCGTTTATAATTTTCATAGGTTTAATAGTTCTGTTAGTTCATCTATTGCTTTGTCGAGTGTAGGACATTCGATTGTGAGTACAGTGCGTGTGGCCTCAGAATATTCATCTACAATCATGTAGTAATTATATTCTTCTGTATCAGGATTAGTACGTATACTAGTAGGCAAGTATAACATAAGCCTTTCGTTTATTTCTAAACTTGGTGCGCCATCATTTATATAAGTGACATTGTACACATCATCAAAGTATCTTTCTAATTCTTTGATGACTACTAACGGACGTACCTTCCAAAAGTAATCGTAGTCTAATTTTTCTAAGTTGTTCATGGTTTTAGATTGTGTGTAGTTCTATTAATAGTTCATAGTATTCGTCATAAAAATTGTCGAATGTTTTTTGTGCCTCATCCGAATAAACTTCTCCGTTATAAATGTCATCAAAGTCATACAGGTCGATTAGTTTTTTGTGCGCAAGTTCACTTGCTGCCTCAACAATATTAATTGTTATGTTCATATCTTTATAATTCAGCAGTAAAACTACACGCTCCCGTGTCTTCAATACAATCTCTAATTTTATAACCCATCAGTAGATCAGCATACTCTTCTAAGTCATGTTGTGTAACTCCTAAATCTGCAATCGACTGGTCTGAGTAACTAATTACTTGTGCAAAGAAGTCATCTAACTTTTGTTTTTTGTCTCCTAACTTTTCTTCTATGTTTTGAATCTCTTCTTTGACTCCCGACAAACCATCGGTATCAAAATAGTATTCAAGGTAAGAAGGTGAATAACCCGTGCTACCAAAACGGTCAGCACAATCTGATGATTGGAGAGCGAACCAAAACTTGCCCTCGATGTCTCCTGAATAATAACGTCCCATATTTTATTTATTTGTTTAATAGTTCTAATAGTTCTTTGTTGTCCATAATATTACCTTCTTGATCATACACAACGGCACAATCTTGTTCGATGTCCTGTGTAAGGTCATAACTATCCATGTAGTCTCTTAGATATTCGTGGATATAATATTCTTCTTGTGGCTTAAATAGTTTTGCATCAGTGTATCCACCACGTGCATCACATCCACCATGTATTTGAAGAAGTAGATATTGTTCGTCATTAATTTCGAGCCATGTTCCTTGTATGATTTGAGATAGGTCTGAGTCCCCATTGTATGAGTTAAAACTATTAATAACTTTGACTTCGCATTTAGAATTGAGCCAATTCCATTGGGCCTCAGATACTCCATAAATATCATCGCATTCACATTCCCAATCGAGACAAGGTAATTCATTAAAGTAATCACATACCCAATCACTATCTAATTGTGATAGGTAATGAAAGACAGACACACTACGTTCTAAATAATTCCCAGTCCAAACAATACGTTCTTCGGGTTCACGTTCAAAGTCTTCAATTGTTTTACCTTGATTACGTTGCCAGTTACGACCATAAGCATCACCACTGTCGCATAATGCTTTACCTGTGTTCTCTACAAGCATAGAGAAGATTAATTCTTTTGTTGTCATATGTTATTCGTTAAAACTTAATATCTTTTTTACTTTGGTTGATAGATTAATGTATAGTTGTGGATCTACTATCTGAGATTTGTGAGTAGGGTCTTCAAGTTCTTTCTTTGCCCACACTTCAGTGGCTTCCATGATACACATGATACGCTCTCTCATTAGAGCCATTTCAAACATGTTTAACTCTTTGGTTAGTTGTTTGAATACATCCAGGTTTGTTTTATTTTTTGTGGTTTTCATAATTTGTTTATTAGGTCTTTTATTTCTTCATCAGTACATTCATGTATTTCTTCAAGATCAGTTAACATCTCACCATATCCGTATATACTATAGAAATCCTCATTAACTTCTATAAAATAGCAATTTCCATTCATGTAATGCTCAAACATCTGCAAGTCTTCAGACATGTCTTCATATACATCTGAACATAAAAAGCCAACTACACCTGAGTCCCATTGGCAAGGGAAAGGTTCTGTTCTAAATGCTAATCCGGAATGATCATACATGTATACTTTTTGTACGTTTTTAAATTCTTTCTTAAGATAGGTTTCTAATGCGTCCCAAGATGTGAAGTCTGAACTTACACCTGATGGGTTAGGAAGGTCATATCTCTTATGAAACATGACGGGTGTAATGTTCTCATCATACAATAATGGATTGTCAGCGAAGTGGTCATAATGGACCGATAAGTTTTCTATTGTGTCTTTCATAATTTGTTTTTAAAATGGGTTACTACTTCAGGAATATATTTTTTGTAATAAGGTTGATTATCCATACACCAACGCTTAAGTTCTTCAGTTGTCTCAAATGATTTTGTGCCAAATCTTTTGGAGTTGTCTCTAACTTGATGAAATGTTGGCTCTAATTCGTCAATGAAATCTTGAACGGTCCAGCCTTCCCAAATATGTCTATCGTTTATCATAATGTTCCAAATCTTAATGTGTTAGTTTCATCGAACCAAGGCTCGTATTCTTTATGGTCAGCAACCATGTCATCAGTTTCCCAAAAGTCTGAGGCCTCAGCCAATTGTAATTCATGACACACACAGATAATAGGATACTCATCTCCACGTAAAGGATGTTCAACAAATTCTATCTGTTGACCTTTAGAATTAGTAATGATCCCAAATGATGTAGGATCTAAGTCGATTAGTTTAGTATAGTTCATGGTTTATTTTTTATCTACGTTAATTATATAGGTTGTAATTACTACAGTTAATACAGTGAATAACCAGACACATAGCATACATGCTTTTTGTGTTGAATCAGAATTAGGATACTGTTGTACCATTACGGCAAACAATGAAACGCTAGCAAGCATATAGTATACTCGCAAAATGTGGGCTAATGTATATTTTTTCATAGGTGTAAAATAGAAAAAGCCCTACCGGTTAAGATAGGGCTGAATTGGTGTGGTCTCAGAATTTAAATAAATGAATAGTTTTTATATCCCATAGAAACTTTACGTGTTTGCTTTCCATTCGAGGGACGATTAGCCTTTCTTAAGTTCTCAATACGTTGTGCTTTTTTAGGATCAACGTTTTTTAGTTCGGATAGATTGATAAGTTTTACCATGTTACTTGCTGATTAGTTTTTTTGCTTCTCCTAATAGTTTCTCTTCGAGTTGTTTCTCATCGGTAGGACGGTGAGCATAGTCAGAGATGTGCTTAAGTTTGTTAATGAATCGGACACGTCCCATCTCATTATTAGTTAACTTGAGGGCAAGTTGTGCCTCAGTGGATAGGCTCGACTCAGTATCGAGTACGACAGTCTGATTTCTGATAATTTTAAAGGCGAAAGGCTCGGATCCTTTGAATCCTTTTGCCTTGATTTTACGGCATAGGTCGTAGTAAGACATAAATTCATAGGCGAATCTGTTTCTTAGTCTGTCAATAGAACGATTGTTTGAATGTTCTAATACGAATGTCCATTGAGTGCCATTGTTAGACACAATTACTTTTGAGGTTTCCATGTTTTTTTTTGTTTTAGGTGGAGGGCAAGGCTGTATCGAAACATAACTACATGAATAGTCCTTGCCCTGATGGTAGAATAGATACCGTATGTGAGCGTTGCACATATTAAGCCGTCGACTATTGGCACGTAATTTCATGGGGACTCAGAACATACCAAGTCCCTATGAAGGAATAATGTAAAATCTTCTATGTATTTACGAATAGGATAGGCATACTCATTCCGAGTACGTATACATTCATAGGTGTGCTTTATACTTTAGTACACACGCTCCCTTAATAAAAGGGGTTGCCCATAGTGGCTAACGATAGCATAGAGTTGTCCAATAAATTAGACATCGGTCTATACACAATTGCTGTTTTGCAATTCAACGGATATATCAGTATTATTTTGCTGTTTAACCTTTTTATGGGCGTGTTTCCTATCCGATAGGCAATACACTGATATCTTAACAGCCGTCAAGTCAATACTTAAAAAACTTGCATACTTTTTCCGTAAGGTGAGTATACACACCCCTAATCACTTATGGACATAGGTATCCCTGTCGGGATAGGTCGCCCTTATTCCTGGATTATTAATATCGCATAGCATTCCCCCTCAGTTCCTCGACTGTTTTCAAATTTTGGATACCCCCAAAACTTTACTTGCACTATCTTTATGAATACTATTTAATTTTTAATACAATACAAAGATACAACTAACTTTTAACAATGCAAGTATTTTTTGAATATTTTTTGAATTATTTTTAAAGTATTTTTTAAGTTGTTAATAATCAGTAAGTTACAAATAAAAAAAAATGTAATTTAGAATAAGTCTAAATAACTATAAGCAATAACGTAAAAATGTGACATAAAACAGACAAAACTATAGTAGTAATGTGAGATTAAATAGTTATACGTGCGCGTGTGCGCGTGTGCGCGTCCTATATATAGTAATAAAAAATAAAAAGATGACACAAAAATGACATTCGAAGTTTGCATTTATGGATTTTTTTATTATGTCCAATGCATTGTACACCAACAAATGTTTGTATACTATAGTAGACACCATGCGTCCAGCATAATGGACGGTTTTATTGTACAAAATAATGTACAAAGTTGGGGTTGCCGTGTCTACTATTCTATACACGGTGTCCAAAAAAGAGGACGGGGATATTTTTTTTGTGGGGCTGAGGCTGGGATCCGCTAGCGGTAGACTCCAACACTTGCGAGATAACTCAATTTGCTTAATTCATAACCCAGGGGGGCTTTATTTTACTTTTTTTATACCAGGGGGGGGTATTTTTAAAACAGGGGGAGCCATTTTTGTACTTATATACATTATACCCACCAATTATTCACATTTTTGGGTCTAAACCCGGTATTTTTGATGACAATCAACATATTATCTACATTATTATCAACATTAAAACAAAAAAACCCCAACCGAAACGAAACAGCTGGGGCTAAATTAACTAAACTAACCTATTAATCTTGATCTTCCGGGGGAAACACAGCATCCCACACATAAAGCACTATACCTATGGATATCAGTATTAAAATAATATTATAAGCGAACATGTTATAAGTTGGATACATCTCTGTCTTGGCTTAAAATTACGTCTACGTAGTCAACTACTACAAAATGGGCTGGATGGAAGTTTTGAACCATTCTAAGCGTCTTAAATGCTTTCCATACACTGGAAACTATCTTTACGTTGGCAAATGCGCTAGAGAAGCCTATTTTATATTCTCCACACGTTATACTTGGGATTATACTTCCTGTCTTTAGTCCCTCTCTTATTGTTCCGTACTTATGATCTATGTTTGTGTTTACTTCT